GTGTCTGAGGCGTATTAAAAAACCGCCCCCCTTTCGATGAATTACACGATCGGCATAATAGCTGCAAATTATAGTCCTCATCTGTGCCGCCTTGAGATCGTGGCGTTATATGGTCAACCGAATCACCTTCATTGCCACACATCTGGCATAGACCTCGATCACGATTAATAATACGTTGCCTGATCTTGCGCCATCTACTTGTGCTACCAGTATCGCGTAATGCGCTCATTAGTACCAGCCTTTACGCTCATGATGTGCCTTTGCTTTACACGGTGTAGTGTAACGTTTTGTAATATACTTGACTGTAGCATCGATCTGCCTATATGGGTCTAGTTCTTTATACCAAATAGATCGCATCTGGCCTAGACCATAATGACTGCCATTACGAGCATTACTATCCCATCGAGACTCTTTAGTAATGATCCAATAAAAGCATTTATATTGCTCGCTATTAATGATCCTAGAGTGTGCATATAGCTTTAGATAATCAGCCTTTGAAGCGGCTTGTGCGGGTTGCATCGTTATTGACATCGAGCCTATACATAGGCATAGAACACCCAATAGCACCAGACGCACGCGCGAGCTACCAGCCTTCGGCGCTCGCTGCGAGCGAATGGAGCGTACTGCATCTGTCAAGGACATTGCAAATATGTGGATAAGTCGAGCGTATCTCTGGCGTGTTGTCCACAGGTTATCCACAGGGCTCATTTATCTTTACCCCAACCCGTACCCTTGAAATGTGCAGGTGTAGCCGTCCAGATACGCGACATTGGAATAGTACAACCATCACAATATGGATCACGTGGCAATGGATCATCGATGGGTCTGGTGATGGTTTTGGTCTTGCCACAGACCTCGCAACGATAGTCATAGCTCGACATAGGCCGTTTCCTTGTCTATCTGTGCAATACCCATAACCCCACAGCTGTTACATTGAATTACATGCACATAGGCTGGCAGGTTATCTGTAACTACTCGGATGGTCTGTGTAGTGAGTTTCTTTTCGATCCTACACTCATATTTTATTTGCATGACTACTCCTGACTAGATCGCCTATAGGGTGCAAATCTGACTGATTGATCCAATAGGACCCATCGCTACGCCTCTGCTGTGGCCTTCTAGCTATGTTTATCGGTATCCAGCCGCATAAATAGTAGTTAGGCAACGTGCCTGTGACCAGGATGGCTATATCGGTTTTTCTGTCATCATCTGTGAGTATTAAATGACCATCCTTCCAGGCTGTGTGCTTAACCTCTAATTTGTCGCCTACATCTGCCTTATCTTTGTAATTTTCATTGCCTAAATCAATGGCTTTTCCAAAGTACTTAGCTACTGCCATTTCAGCCCCTAAGGCATTTGACTGTGACTCGACAAATTGCGCAAAGTTCATTTGACGCTTATCGCTGACCACATTGCGCCTATGCCATTTGCCTTGCCATTGATCGATGTACTTAATGGCTCTAATAAGGCCAAAGATTGTAATTTCTATCTGGCGCTCGTCATCGAGCTGTACCAGGATCATTTACAACGCTCGCAAAGCCAGATAAGCGCTAAACCATCGCTAGATGTCATAGCCCCTGTAAATTTGTTTTGCCATGTCTCACACTTGTCGCATAATTCCATAATTGGCACGTCTAACGATGTCTCTATTGTGCCGTCAATGTTGATCCGTGTTGACTCACCATTTGGCTTGATAAATTCGATGCTACCCATTTGTCTGTGCCTTCCATGTGCCATCTTGTGATTTATTCATCCAGATAGGTGGACATTGATCGGACTTGACATTACCCGTACAGACATAGCCTCGATATTCCTTACCTGTTTTGGCAGATGTGCCCTCTTTAATGACCATATGACCGTGCTTACATAATGGCGCTTCATCGATGAGCTTGCCGCCTAATTGGCTACCGATCTCAGCTATAGCATCCAGGGCTGTTGTAAACCCATCCTCGCTAAATGGCTTAGACCAGGGATCAGGCTCTACCTGTGTCACAAATGCCTGAGGCATAGACTCAACAGCGGCCATGTTTTCTTTGGTAGGCCTCGTGTCCGACCCTAATAATAACCCAATAGCGCGACCTATCGCACTTGTGACTGTGTCCTCAACGAACCAACGCTTCATGCTTGCCTGGTATGACTCAACGCGCCCAAATGCGTAATCGATGGCGCTCGCCTTTTCGTCCTCATACTCACGAAATAAGCGGCACTCGATGAGGATGTACCCTGCTGGCCCATTAAAGTCAATGATGTGTGTCTCAATGCGACCAGATGGATAGGCTACCCAAAAGCGCTTAATACGAGCTGCGACGTCTTCGTAATTGTCTAAAAATCCCATTATCGGCTCACCTTCGTTTTACCCAAAGCGATACCGACTGAGCGGCCATGATGGTAACCGACTGATTTGCCGTCTCTGTACCCCATGCTGTAGATCATCGTGCTTATTAACAGCTGTGCCAATATGGCAAAGCCTATGATTTGTTCTGTTGACATTTTGCTCCCGTTTCTGTTAGGGGAGCGACCTTGTCCCCTAGCCAAAGCCGCTCCCGAATACATAGTGACGGGTTAAACTGACAAGGTCAAGACAATCGGCCTTTATCGGCGTGTCTTACGCTTAAATGGTAAAGCTTCAACCTCGTCTATATGGTCATCGATCGAGCGCGCTAAATCGTTATCTAGGTCGTCCATAGCGCTTACCAGCGACAACAAATGTGCCGTCTTTTTCAATGTAGATGAGATCAACCTGCACGTTACGATCCTTGACATACATGATCGCAAATCCAGATTGCCAATTTGCATAGCCCTTGACATAGCCAGCTTTAGACATGTCCATTAGGTTGCCGACCTCGACGCCATGCAAGATACGGCCCCTGCGACCGTTCATAGCTTCTGTATATGAGCTGCGTCCCATCCTGTGAGTGTGACCAGATATGACCGATTTACCATAACGCCTGGCCGCTTCTAACGCTGAAAGTCCCCCATGTGGCTTAATAGGTGTGTGATCGCCATGCACAGCCACCCAACCAGGGGCAATAGGTAAAGCGTTACGGTGATAAGTAATACCTAACTCATCGAGCCTCATAAACTTTTCAAAGCGCAGCTCTGGCAATGATAGAAAACTAGGAATTTTATGCATGATCTTTGTGTATAACCTATCGCTATGGTTAGACCTGACCATTTGGGTTACTTGTAAATCGTAAAGTATCTGAACAGCCGTATCGCGATCGTCTCCCAAAGTCTGTTCATACGCCTCTGGCGTGCCGTCGGCAAATCGGCTGATTGTGTTAAAATCAATTTCATCGCCTATTGTCACAACCTCATCAGGCTTAAATGATCTGATAAAGCTGACCAGATTTTTAACCGCATGCTGGTCATGAAACGGAATCTGCATATCGCTGACGACCACTATTCGACGCATTAGTCCTCATCGTCGTCATAGGGCAGCGGCTGTATTTTGTTAGGCAATGTAGGCAAAATCCAATCAGGATAAGTGTCTCGATCGCTCATAAGTGCCAGGGCAATCTCAATGCTAAAACCAGCCTTACGCAATGATTTGTAATACTCGTGCAGGGCAATACTGTAAGCGTCTAGGGCGTTGTAAGTGTCTAGGTCTATGACCTTTTTACGCGCCATGACAGATTATCGCTCCAGTAAAATGTTGTAAATTTCGTCCACTCTGGCGTGTAAGCGCTTAATTTCAGCGAGTAAATGAGTAATGACAAAACCGCTAAAGCCGCCAATAATGGCTAGGCTAGCCAGGTAAATAGTAAAAAAATCTCCTTGTGTCATTTTTTGGTCACGCCAAAGGATGCGTCATTAGGGTTAAGCCAGCGCATAATGACTGGCGCTAATGCTGCGCCACCGGCCATCGCCAAAGTCTTAGGGTCAGTTACCCCTGCCATGTACAAGGCCAAAACAGCGGCCAAAAATGATCGTGCCCATGAGGCTGCTAAACTTTTGGCTTGGTCCATTTCTTTTTTTCCTTTGTTTTGGTTGTAGGCACAGTTGGTACTGGTCCGTTATGTGGTACATATTTTGGCACACCAAAGCCCACAATTTGCTTAGATAATGAGCGTTTCTTAATCATTACCATTCCACCGTTGCGCTGATCTCCACCAGGGCCAGATGTATTGCCCTCGATGAGTGTCACCTCATCTTTGCCATGTTCAAAATCTAAAACAATACCGACATGGCTAATGCGATCGATCCCGTCTCCAGGAAAGTCCATGAAGGCCAAAGCGCCTATGGTAGGAATTGTTGACCATCGATTAGTTTCTTTAAATACATGTGCGCCTTTGGCTGTGCTCACAACGCTATGTACCTTTACGCCAGCTTTTGCGAGTACCCAATTACAAAATGAGCCGCACCAGGGCAGGCCGTCAGCTTTCATAAATTTGCCGTACTTAGTGAGGTTATTGCCTTCCTCGACTGTACCGACTTCCTTAAGCGCAATGGCTAAAACCTGCGCAGCTGTGCCATCAGGGTAAGTCATGACAATAAAAGCGCCGCTTCATCGGCTGTAATGCCTAAACGCTCCAATAGCGCTGCTTTGTCGCTAGCTTTCTTGGCGTCCTGGTCGGCTTTCCAGGCATCATATTGAGCAAAACCTGCTTCAAATGCTGCCTTAGTTATAGGCTTGGCCTCAATAAATGTAATGCCAGT